CAGACGCTTTACGCTTATGTGCATAACGCCGAAGGGTCGACGATTGCAAAAGGTAAGCCGGTTTATTTATATCAAGCGACCGGCAATAAAGCCTCTGTCAAACTCGCCTCTAACGTTTCCGACGCGACTTCGGCTAAGACTTTCGGCCTCGCTGCGGAAAGCATCGCCTCGGGTGCAAACGGGTTAATAATCTGTCAAGGCGTACTGGATAAAATCGATACGAGTGCCTATAACGAGGGCGATACGCTCTATCTCGGTGCTACCGCAGGAACGCTTACGGCTACAAAGCCTAAAGCACCGAATCACATGGTTTATGTTGGCACTGTAGAAAGAGCCAACAACGGAAATGGTCAGATTTATGTTCGTGTGCAGAACGGTTACGAATTAGACGAAATCCATGATGTGCAAATCAACTCACCTGCTAACGGTCAGTTGATTATCTATGACGCGGTAACTGCTCTCTGGAAAAACGCTAACCTCACCGCAGGAACAGGCATCTCGATTACTAACGCAGCGGGATCAATTACGATTTCTGCTCCGCAAGTCGGAACTGTCACTAGTATTTCAACCGGAACGGGCTTGACGGGTGGCCCGATCACCTCTACCGGCACGATTAGCCTTGCGAATACGGCGGTTAGCGCAGGGTCATACGGGACGGCATCGGCGGTTCCCACCTTTACGGTAGACGCGCAAGGCAGACTGACGGCGGCATCGAATACGAACATCGCTATCGCTAATACGGCGGTGAGCGGTCTCGGTACGATGTCTACGCAAAACGCTAACAATGTCACGATTAGTGGCGGCTCTGTCTCTGGTATTACCGATCTCGCGGTCGCTGATGGCGGCACAGGAGCATCGGATGCTGCGACGGCTCTTTCTAACCTCGGCGGCGTACCTACAGGCCGCACGATTACCGCAGGGACGGGACTTTCTGGCGGTGGCGATCTTTCGGCTAATAGAACTATCAGCCTAGCAAATACAGCGGTTACGGCGGCTTCGTATGGCTCTGGCTCACAGGTTGCTACGTTTACCGTAGACGCGCAGGGTCGCTTGACCGCTGCGTCTAACACGAACATTTCGATTGCGAATACTGCGGTATCGGGCCTCGGTACGATGTCGACGCAGAACGCTAACAACGTCTCCATCTCTGGCGGAAGCATTACCGGAATTACTGACCTCGCGGTAGCCGACGGCGGTACAGGAGCCTCTAACGCATCTGGCGCGAGAACTAATCTGCTTCCCTCTTACTCGAGCAACGCAGGAAAGGTTCTCGCAGTAAACGTCGGCGGTACAGACGTAGAATGGATTGCAGCCGGTGGCGTTGGAACAGTCACTAGCATTACGGCAGGGACGGGGCTTTCTGGCGGCACTATTACCTCGACCGGAACTATTGCGCTTGCAAATACCGCAGTCTCGGCAGGTTCCTACGGCTCGGCATCTCAAGTGGGTACTTTTACCGTTGATGCACAAGGCCGGTTAACGGCAGCGTCGAATACTAGTATCTCCATTGCAAACACCGCAGTTTCTGGCCTCGGCACAATGTCGACTCAGAACTCTAGCGCGGTAACGATCCAGCCGGCTGCATCGGCTACGCCTACTAATAACGGCGATATGGTTTTTGAATTGACCGATAACACTACGCTTACGATTAAGGTTAAGGGTAGCGATGGCACGGTGCGCGTAGTTGCACTAACTTTGACCACCTCGGCAGAATCGTTCTTGAGGCTTGAATAATGGCTGTTGATACGAAACCAACCGAGGCGATGGCTTCTGAGGCTGAACGTGGCCTAGCGTGGCGTGAGGAGTTTGGACGCGGCGGGACTGAGATCGGAGTCGCCCGTGCGCGTGATATCAAGAATCGGGCGAATCTTTCCCCCGAAACAATCCGAAGGATGGTGAGTTACTTTGCGCGACACGAAATCGACAAACAAGCGGAAGGGTTCAGTCCGGGCGAAGAAGGCTATCCAAGTGCAGGACGCATCGCGTGGGCTTTATGGGGCGGCGATCCGGGCCAAGCATGGGCTAATCGCAAAAGCGAAGAATTGGATCGAGAAGATGAGGAGCGAACTATGGACGAGGTAGAAAAAAGACACGTTATTGCAGTCGTCGAAGATGATGCAACCGTAACCGTTACGTTCGCAAAATCTGAATACGATATGGACGAATCCGAGGAGTCGGACGAAGAAATCGAAGCCTTCGAGGAAGCGGCGGAAGAAGCCGCAGAAGATGGCGAAGAAATCTTTGCAGAAGGCGAGAGACCAAAAGATATGTACGGTAACGAGCCGTGGGAAGAAGATTACGCCGGCCCTGCAAAGCGCAAAGGGCCAACGGAGCGTGTATTCCGTTCTGCAATTTTTGAACGCGCTACGATTATCGACGAGCAACGTCGCGCTACCCTCGCTTTTTCAAGCGAGATGGCCGTAGATCGCGGGTGGGGCATGGAAGTGTTAGATCACTCTCCTGGCTCAGTTAATACAGAATTTATTGGAAGCGGTCGTGCGCCGCTTCTAGTAGATCACGATATGGCTGATCAAGTCGGTGTCGTGGAGCAGATTTCTCTTGGGTCTGATCGTGTGGCGCGAGCAGTCGTGCGCTTTGGGAAAAGTGCGCGAGCCGAGGAAATCTGGCAAGACGTAAAAGATGGAATACGCTCTAACGTATCTGTCGGTTACGTTATTAACGAGATGGTTTCGGACGGGAAGCAAGGAGATCGGGAGATTTTCCGCGCAGTTCGTTGGATGCCTCTTGAAATTAGTATTGTTTCCATCCCGGCAGATACTAGCGTCGGAGTCGGTCGATCGATCGAAGCCGCGCCAGTTGCCGAACCAATTATTTCTGTTAAGGAGAATCACATGGCTGAAGATATGAACAGCGTCCGCGAGGACGCAGCAAAGGCAGAGCGTAGTCGCGTTTCTGCCATTATGGACCTTGCCTCGCGCCACAATCAGCGCGAATTTGGCGAGGCGGCGATTCGCGACGGCGCGAGCATCGAGCAGTTCCGTGGTGCGCTTCTCGACAAGGTGGCCTCTAAGCCGCTGAACGTCGATCACGAAGTCGGCCTCTCGGACAAGGAAGTGCGTCAGTTCTCTTTTGTTCGTGCGATCAAGGCTCTCTCAAACCCGCAAGATCGTCGCGCACAGGAAGAAGCGGCGTTCGAGTTTGAGGTTTCCGAGGCTGCTGCGAAGAAGGAAGGCCGCACCTCGCGCGGTCTCTTGATTCCGGTCGACGTTCTCTACGGTAAGCGCGATCTGACGACCTCGACGGCCTCTGGCACGGCGAAGGCTGGCAACCTGGTGGCGACCGATCTTTTGTCGGCCTCGTTCATCGATGTGCTGCGTAACAAGATGGTGTTAAACACCCTCGGCGCGCAGTTCTTGACGGGTCTCAACGGTAACGTTGCGATCCCGCGCAAGACCTCTGCCTCGTCTGCCTACTGGGTAGCCGAGAACGTCGCCCCGACGGAGAGCAGCAACGCTCCGGCGTTCGATCAAGTCACGATGTCTCCGAAGACGCTCGGCGCGTATGTCGACATTTCTCGTCGCCTTATGCTTCAGTCGTCGCTCGACATCGAGAACCTCGTCCGTAACGACCTCGCCACCTCTATCGCGGTTGCGATGGACGGCGCGGCGGTTGCGGGTTCGGGCAGCAACAAGCCGACTGGCGTGTTGAATACCTCGGGCATCGGCTCGGTGACGCTCGGAACGAACGGTGGTGCGCCGACTTGGGGCATGGTTGTCAATCTCGTCCGCGAGGTTGAGATCGATAACGCTCTGACCGGTTCCGCTGCGTTCCTCACGAACGGACAGGTGAAGGCTAAACTCTCGACCACGGCTCGTCAGTCGAGCGGTGTTGAGGGTAACTTTATCCTCGGCCCGGACATGGCGAACCTCTACGGCTATCCGATCTACGTCTCTCAGCAGATGCCGTCCAACCTTTCGAAAGGCACTGGATCGAATCTGTCTGCGATGATCTTCGGCGTGTGGAGCGACCTGTTGATCGGCCAGTGGTCGGGTATCGACCTCCTCGTCGATCAGTATTCGGGCAGCAATGCCGGTACGGTTCGCATCGTGGCTTTCCACGACTGTGACTTTGCCGTGCGCCACCCCGA